TTACAAAAGCCACTGGCTTCTCCTATATATAATTAGGGGAGCAGTTTAATGACATGCCTAGGTCTGGGAGATTAATCTCCGTCTACTACATCACCAAGGGTAGAGAGCATCTCTTCAGCCAACTGGTCTTCTACTTTACTACGTAAGGTAAGTCCAGCTGCTTGTAGTATATCTACTTTTCTTTGGAGCATTTTTATTTCTTGCCCTATCTCTAGTAAATAATTAAATGCTACCTTACCCTCGTCAGTAAACCGATTCACTTGGTACTGTCTATCGTCTACTGTATAGGTAGGCTCACTCATAGTTCTACTTCCTCCATGTTTTCTATTATAGTTTCAAACTCGTCACCATCTCCACTACTAAAGCTTACTAAGTCTATGACCTGTACTGCTTGTAGCTCAAGACCCTTGAACGCTTGGCCGTTACGGTTAATTTCCCACGGCTTAGCTTGGACTCTTACCTTAGAACCGTTACCAACTTGGCAATCTAATTCATTTTTATTCTTGTCCAATAACTTAGGAGCCTTGCGAACCATACCATTTGGCCCATTAACTAAACGCTTCATAGTAATAGTTGGCCCTTCTTCTTTGTCGAACTTAACACTAAAGCCCTCAGTTTTTAATTGCTGGGCTGTATCATTATCGACTACTAAATCAATAGTATACTTAGGTTCAAATCGAGTATTAGGTGTAGTGATTGATGCCCAATAAGCAACGCCTTCGTATATCATATATCTTCTCCTGTTGTTTTCTCATTGTGATTGTGCATACTAGCACAGCTTGTCATGCTTGTCAAGCCCTGCTGTATACTAAGTAATTAATAAAGTTTGGGTATTGTTTCATAACATAGTCTTCGTTTATAACCTTTATACTTGTACCATCAAACTCAGCTAATATTAAATCAGTTACATGCTCATGTAGTACAAACTCTATAAACATTTCCTTAGCTTTTGTATTAGGGCATGGACACATTAGATGCATAGCATACATCTTAACCCAACAGTCTTCTATAAACATAGCGTTTGCTTTACGCTGCTCAATATCCATCGTCAGTCTCCTCTATTATTTTTTCTAACTCTTCATCCGCAAGAGTATCTATAAACAAATCATCATCAATCATTAACTCTTGCGCTTTTTTGTATGCTCTATCTACGGCTAAATCGTACATAGAATCTGCAAATGGTGCGCTCATTATGGTTACCTCCCATGCAACAAGTGTGCATTATATGTAGCGTTAATATTATTACTCATGTTTAATTTTTGTCTTGACTTATAACCTATAGCCTCCTTTACTTTCCAATAAGATTCTTCTGTAGCTCCACCAATATTCCATATAAGATTCTGGGTTTTATCTTTACCAGTATTCCAATCGTATATTGTAGCAAGCACCCCGTCAATAGCTACCAACCACCGAACAGTTACTACAGTAGTATCTAACATTGGCTCGCCAGATTCAGTAGGCTCTCCGAACGTGTCAACCAGTGTCCAGTAAGTAGTATTTATTTCCCCCTTTAAACTTAAACCTTCTTCATACATGCCATCTGCTGTTTCAATTTTCATTACAGTTCCTTTAAGATATATGATCTAACGCCCACTGCGTCATGTCTTTTTCTACATGTTCCTCATCAAACTTTAAATCTTTTATTTTTCTTAGTATATCTTCATCACTATACTTAGTCAAGGCATCTTCACCGCCTATTATTTTATATACTTCTAATCTAAAAGTTGCAACGGGTCTAAAAATTTCAGTAACAAATGTACCTAGTGTATCCTTATCCATTTAAAATCTCCTAAAGATAAGCAGTTTAAAGACTTGCTTAGGTCAGGGGTTAATTAAATTAAGCAGCTATCTTAGCAGCAAAGTTATCTGTAATAACCTCGGCTACTTTCTCACCTCTGCGTTGGAGTAAAGCTATATTGTTTTTACTCTTAGAGGGTGCATGAGTAGACCAATCAGTCATTGTATTATACAACGCCCATCTATTCTTACCCATCTTAGGTGCATAGTCAAGTGCAAAAGCATTGACAAGATACTGATAGTTTCTATTACGATAAGGCTCCTCAGCATTCCTGCTTATGTTAGCGCAGTCAGCCATTGCATTGTGTATCTCATCCTTAGTTACAGGTGTCTTATACCACTCATGCCATAGCTCAATCTCTTGCTCTATAATATTAGCAGTCTTACCAAGCATGTTAGCACCCCTATCTATATCAAGTTTACCTGTGTGTCTAGCCTTATACAAGGAAGCAGGGTTCTTAATAAATATCTGAGAATTTAAACAGGCACTCTGCTCAAACCCTAATGATAATATAAAACTCCATACCCCATTGAAACTAGACAATGCCATAACAGTAATACAACCTGTATCACCATCGGGAGTCTCGTATTCTTTAGCAGGTAACTTGTAATTAACTAAACACATACCACCATTAGGGGACACCTGTATTTTTTCTTCTATCCCTGTAGCATCTAGCTTGCAACGCTCAATCATATCTCTAGACTTATCTATCATATGAGTATACTGTAGTGGCTTGTAACGCTTACCGTGTATAGCAATAGGCTCGCCAGTGTCTGAACGAAAGTAAACATCCTTACCCCTGTAAGGGACAAGCTCAGTCTCGTTAAACTCATTGTCAAAATAAACAGCAGACTTATTAACTTGAAAGTCAGCAGCACCATAACCGTTGTATCTTAAAGCTTCTATTGCTTCTCTATTATTATTCAATGCATGTAGCATGATAGTTTTCTCCAGTTGTTTTTGAGTTGAGCGAGAAGTTTAGCAGCTCGCATTCTGCTTGTCAACCCCTTGACATTTACTTCAAGGGAGTGTATAATGATTCTAGAATCTTTTAGAACTCTTCAATACATAATCTCTTTAATCTTTTTAAAGAGTTCTAAAAGATTCTAAAACTTTTTAAAACTTTTAAGTATTGTTCTTTGGATAATTATGTATTGGATATTTTAAATTCCTTAGAACTTTTTTCTTATAAGTTTTAGAACCTGTAATAAAAATATACCTGTGCTTACGTGGTCTATCAGCAACATAAAAATCATCACCGTATTTTTCTCTGATTAATTTAGACCTGTTAGGCTGACCTCTAAACTCATCTATTAAAGTCTGACTATGTAGATGTTCTTTACCTTTAACCTTCCAGTCAGTACGCTTAGCAGACAGGCCAGTATATATAAAGTTAGTAGCCTGATAAACTATTCCTAAATGTTCCTGAGATGTATCGGCAAAGCTCACCACTATCTTATCTTTAGGTAGTAACTTTAAGCTGTTGCCTATCAGCCATGAGCTATCGTTATGCTCATTAGATTTTAGTACTAACCTGTTTAGCTCTAGCACATCAGGTATGAACTCATCACCACATATACCTCTACGCAACGTAGAGCTTGGTGGTGTACCGTAAGTTACTATACCCTCTAGTACCCCATGCTTATATAAACCGTAAGCATACGAGACACTAGGGCTACGCTTAGCATAGTGTATGTCTAACATAAAAGGTAGGTAATCTTTACGACTGACCTCTCGTATCTCTCTAGCATTTACTTGTGTCATGATGTTAGGACACCCCCAATCTAATTCTAATTGTTCTCTAAACATTAGTCTAACTCTCCATCTAATATTTTTTCTCGTGCATCTTCTATACTTGTCTCGCTATTAACAAGCTCGGCAATAATTTCTAGAAGCGTACCGTAACTTAAGTTTAACTGTTCAATTTGCTGCCACGTTACAGGTTCTTGAACCTCTATCACTTCTTTGTCATGTTCTTTAACAACTTTTTTTATAGTATCTATAATTATTTCTGTAGTATTTATACCCATTTCATACAGCTTCATGAGTGCAAAGTTCTTATACATGCTAGGCATATTATTTTTTAAAGATTCTACTCTGTCAATTAGTGCCGTTGCAATTTTGTCAGTTAATTTTATTTGTTCTAACTCTACTTCCTCTGGTGTATATACATCATCTAAGTCTGGGTTACTGTGTGATATTTTAGCCATGTCATTCTCCTTATGGTTTATAGATAGTGAATATAAAAAATATCCAGAACGCTACTGTTAANCCTATTAATAAATCTACTGTTTCTATAGCACTCATACTATTATTTCTCCTCTTGTTTATAGGGTATAGTTTCAAGTAGTACATCTTCAGTGCCTTCCGCAATTAAAGAATCAAGTCTTTCTCTTGCTTCCTTATAGGTGCGAAAGTAATATTTAAATAACTCATCTTGATGCGATACTATATATTTATAACTACTCATGTTGTTAGCTCCTGAAAGAATGGACTGTTCATATCCATGTTGCCTTTAACTGTTAAGCCTACGATAGTGTTAGATTTATCTAACGGTCTAAAGTCATGCTCATCACCATTAATTACCTTAATACCTTTCCAAGTATTAGGTATATCTTCTTGCCGTTTTGTCTTAAACGGTATTGCTATATTTAAACCACGCTTATGTTCTGCCATAGCCGTGTC